TATCAATGATGCGTTTGGCCTCCTCTGCCCGCTCGTGCAACATGACCTTGAGATCATGCTTTGCAAGCCGCTTAGAAGGTCGGTCGAAGTAGACAGGATGCGGATAGGTGATGTCGCACAAAATTCGCTCCATCTCGCCTTTGGTCGTTCTGTATAGTTTTAGACTGCTCATCCCTTCTCTCCCTCAATCTCGGCCAGCGTGGAGCGGGCTTGTGACTCTTTCCAATCCAGGTTTTGATCCCGATGATCATATTCTCGCACTGCGGCACCGTCAGACCAACCTTCACGGTATGCGGCTTGCACCGCCTTCGCCAGCTTGGCGGTCAGAGCTTCGATGCGGTCAAGTCGGGCATCGGTTCCGCTTGGTTTACTCATGGCTTCTCTCCCAATACCTTCCGCCACTTGTAGATGCTCGGCACCGAGACGCGGTGCAGCGCGGCGGATTGCTTCACGCCTATGATCTCAGCGTCTTGGACGGCGGCTAGGCGCAGGTCGTCGGTCAGGCCGTAGTCTGGGTGGAAGTGGGTCATGTCTTCTTCCCCTTAATCCGTTCCCACCGGACCCCAAAGCACAGGCGCTGCATGAGGCGGTTGAATGCGTTGGGCTGTCTGCCCTCCTCAAGGTGATACACGACACCGGGGACGAGGTGGCAGCGCCAAGCATACTCCGGGGGCCATGCGATCTTTATGTTTCCGATCATTTCACACAGTTCCCCTCGACCCATTGCTTGTCGGCGGCGATGCACTGCTCGTAGCGGATTTGGCTTTTATCCATGTCGTCCATCATAAGCTGCCCAAACCCAAAGATCAGAAATACGAAAGCCGCAATTCCTGCGAGTGGGACGATGTCATACCAAAAGTCTCTCATTTCCGCCCCCGTTCCCAAGCCGCCCGCGACAGGCGGTTGGCCAGCGCGTCGATGTCCTCGACGCTGATCTGGCGGTTCTCCACGATGGCCCAGTAAACGAGGGCCATGAACCGCCCTGCTGGCAGCACGGATGCCGCGTTGCTGATCGCCAGTGCCGCCTCCGCCTGCACATCACGATGCGGCATGGTTTCTGTCTTCTTTCTCCAGAACATGTCTATCTCCCTAGTGTGCTGTTTGCTTGCTGTGTGGTTCATCGTGCAGGCTGGCTGATCGACGCAAGCCTTCCGAGATCGAACCATGACTAATGCCAACTGATATGCCGTAGCTGTAAATCGTTGCGATCAGGTTGGTTATGATCTCGGCTGGCTCATCCATGTATGCGCTGTAGATAGTCAGCGTCAGGGCGCACAATTCGGCCTCGTCCAACTCATCCGGCAATGCTTTCATCACGGCGGCCAAATGAACATCTGTCATGTTGGGGCTAAGGCTCATGCCTGCACCTCAGTCAGTTCGTGCATGTCCAAAGCCCACAGGTTTGTGCTGGGCAGGCGCATTTCGATCAACTCGGCCAACACATCATCGAAGCTGGCACCAAGGATGGATGCCAGTTCGTAAGTCGTCGCTGCCCCGCCAGCCAACTCTTCCTTGATCCGAGCAGCCAGCGTCCGAGTGGACAGCGGCTTTGCGTCCTCCAGCGAGATCGCCAGCCAAGGCGTCTTCTCCGGCTGGCTCATGTTCGGCACGATCTGCGCCATGACCTTCTGGCCGGGGCGCAGGCTTGCATCCAGCGCCAGCTTGCTGGGGATGAACACGTTCTGCGTCATGTCGCTGGATAGGACGGCGAAGGTGGTGCCAGTGGCGAGGCGGTTGGTTACTACCAGTTCAGTCGGCTGCATTGTTTTTCTCCAGATATGCAAGTTGGTCTTCTGCGTCACGTTGATAGTGGATCAGGATCATAATCTCCTCCCCCACCCAGCTAGGCCTGACGCCAGTGCCGTATCTCTTTTCTAGCTCGTCTATCTGCTCCTGCTTGCGGGCGATGTAGGCGCGGCATTCTTCTTTGGTCATCACATGATCCCCAATCTGTCCAAGGCGAAGTATGATTTCTTGTAGCTTTCAATAAGGCGGTCAACGCTGGCAATTCTGGCCTGTATATGCGGCGGGTTGGGCGCGAGGCCGTTGGTCAGCGTCTCGCGGTAATCCCACAGCGCGGTCAGCACGATGTGGGTGTCGTTGGCTCCAAGTCTAACAGCCATCTCACCACCCCATCCCGAAGCCGAAGAGGAAGCCCGCGTAGAGCAGGCCGAAGATGCACAGGATGCCGATCAGGTCGGCGGCGATGTCACGGATACGCATGTTGGTTTCTCCTATCAAAATGGCGGTTCTTCGCCGGGGTAAGTTGGTTTCCACTGGGGCGGCGCGTAGGCCGCTGGCTGGGGGCGGGGTGCTGGCCGGGCGATGACGCCCAGCCAATCTAGTTCATCGTCGCGTTGCTTGTGATAAAGCCAGTCGCCGTAGTCTTCTTCGTAGCGGTAGCGGGTCATGCGGCCTCCAGCAGCTTCATGACGTTAAGAATTTGCTGAACGCGCACTCCCTTTGTGTCGAACAAGGCGCTGCGGATTTCTTCATTTGTTTTGCCGGCCTTTGCCATTTCGGCGGCAATTGCGATTACTTTGAGTTGGGTCATCTGGGTCATCCTTGTTTGCTAGTTCGTATCCCCACAATACAGCCTGCCACACCGCGTGCAAGCAAATAATTGCGCTTGACGCATCTTTTCTTTGAGCCTAAGCCTAGACCACGGCAACAAGGAGAACGCCAATGATGGCTCAAACTAAAATCAGGCTATGGTGCGCCAAGGACGGGCGCAAGCTGGGCTGGATCGCCCGGCAGATCCCCGTGGCATCGTCCAGCTTCAGCCGCTGGATGACGGGCCGCATCGTGCCGTCCGCAGTCTATCGCCACCGCATCGCTGACATCACCGGCATCGAGGATCTGCGGTTTGAGGAAGAATGGATCAGCGAAGGAGCGACAGCATGAAGCGCGGCGAAATACTCGACACAGCCAAGCATTGCGTGATGGTTGATCGGGCGGCAACGCATGGCGACGCGGAGCAAAATTTCGGCCTCGTCTCGGCGTTTTGGACAGCTTACCTCAGCAAGAACATTACCCCACACGATGTGGCCGTGATGATGACGCTGTTTAAGCTGGCGCGCATGAAGGCCAACCCAGCACACGTCGATTCGGCCACAGACGCAGCAGGCTATGCCGCCATCGGTGGCGAGATTGGATCGGAGGCGTGATGGAGGTCTGGCTGAAAATGCGGGAGCCTCATCATGGCTATGAGGTAAGCGATCAAGGTGCAATTCGTAAGAAGATCAATTCCTCGCATCCAGAGCGTAAAAAGCCGTTCTGGTATGCAAGGCCATTCCACTCAAAGGGCTGCTTGAGGGTTGCAATCAACAACGGCAAAAAATTCACTGTGAGCCGCTTGGTGTACGACACCTTTGTAGGTGATTTGGAGGATGGATTGGTGATCGCTCACCGCAACGGAAAATATGACGACAACAGGCCGGAAAACTTAGTACAGGTTCCACAGGTCGAAAATATCGCCCACAAGCGCGAACACGGGACTTGGCAGGCATGTGAAAAACATCCAGCAGCTTTGAGCGGACATTCCTTTAAAAAGGCAGAAGCTGTCAGAAATTTGTTGATGACAGCAAGGCGCGTTCCGTCTGGAAGCCTTGGAAGGGGAGAGCGAAAAAGAATTGCGGCTGAATGCGGTGTTGATCTTGAGTTTATCACAACAGTGCAAAAAGGAGGATGGACGCATGGCTCGATACATCGGCATTGATTTGGGAAAGCAAGGTGCCATCTCGGTCATGGACGCGGACGACATGAGCGTGCGCGTGTTCGACATGCCCGGAACCATTGAGGAAAAGCGTGCCATCCTGTCAGAGATCGGCAGCGTGCGGTGCGCTTGGATCGAAAAGCCGTTTTTCCCAAGGATGATCGGCATCAAGAATGCCGTCACCATCGCGCAGGCCTACGGCGAGATGAAGGCCTGCCTGTTCTTCGCTGGCGTGCCGACCAATGAAGTGCCGCCAGCGACGTGGAAGAAGCACTTCGGCCTGTCCACCGACAAGGACGCATCCAGAGCATACGCATCAAGCGTCTTCCCGGATCAGTCTAATCTTTGGGCGCGCAAGAAAGACGACGGAAGGGCCGAGGCGGCTCTGATCGCATATTATGGATGGAGGAAGAAATGACTAAACCTGAGTTCAACATGACCGAAGAAGAGGTTTTTGTTGGTGCGATGAACGCAGCCATCACTGGCTTGATGTCTTCACTTGGTAAAAACCTCTTCTTCG